GTTACAAATATGATTTCATTATACCAGATTATTCATCTATGATTGAAGTTAAGAATGCATCTAAACAAGCTAGAGAAGATCAATTGATTTCAAAGATATTTAGAGAACTTAAAATGATAGCAACTAACCAAAACAAAGTAGTAGTTACAGCTATCCAAGCCAACAGAGATGGTTATGGTAAATCTAAATCGCCAAGAGTAGAGAATACAGGTGGAAGTATGGGAGGTGTACACGTAGCAGATATGATGGTTTCACTTAAATACAAAACTAATCCAGATGCTATAATTAGACCAACTTTAGCAGACGTGCAACCAGAAGATATTAAAGGTTTTGTTAAACTAACAGTTAGAAAGAAACGTACAGGAACAATAGCAGTAGACGATGCATTTCTTTTTCAACACAAAGCCAATGGTAACATGGTCTTTACAGATAGAATGTCAGAGGATATGGTTAATCTAGAACTATGGGATAACCTATTCGAAACAGAATAAAAAAAACAGATATAACTAGTATGAAATTTAAAGAATCAGATTTTTTCAGCCCTTACTCAGATCTTATGGTCGAAGCAAATATATTCGTATCACATAAAGATGCTAGAGACTACTTCTACTATAGAACTGAGTTTACTATTAAGGATGTAATCAAAGACGTACCAGATAAACTGACAGAACTTGAGATGATTAGAATGGATCTAACACGCTATGCAGATGGTCTATTACAAAGACTTGAAGGTTATGAAGAGTATGAAATGTGTAAACGAGTTAAAGACAGTATGCGACGTTACTATCACGAGATATTTAAGATGCAAATGGACCTAGAAAAATTAGATAAATAATATAACAAAACAAATATGGAAGTAAGAATACCAGAATATGCGAAGGACTACCACGACGAGGGAATAGTTACATTTATTGCATTTGCTATGAGAGTCTCAGAGCGTTATGGTTTTAATCAATGGTATTCAGTTAACAAAGAAGACCTAGCTATTATCTGTAATAAAAGACAATCAGGTTTAATTGAATGGCTTAGAGATATTGGTGTAGGTCCTATCCAATTAGGTGACATCTTAGAGCACACGTGTATGTTTAAAATGCCACACCTAAAAGCAGGTGGCCGTATTAAATCACATGCTACTTATGAACTCAAAGATCCACGCCAGCAATTGGTATGGATGTACCTCGTTGGTGTCTTTAACCATAATCTACTAACAGACAAGCCATATACTGGTACTACTTACAGACCCAACTCATGGCATATACCAGAACTTAAAGTAACTCGTGAAGCTTTGGGTTATATAAAAAAAGAAGATAGGCATTGAACCAATTCTTAACTGACAACTACGACAAAATAATCACAATGGCTAAGAGAATCTGTAAGGGTTCTCATGAAGCAGAAGACGTAGCGCACCATGCTATAGAGGCTTTCCTAGTCCACAAAAGAGCACAAGAGATAGTAGACAATGGCGAAGGCATGAAGTTTATGAGTGGGATTATTTGGAGATCATTCCACAGCGCTACGTCACCATACCATAAGTTATACAGACAAAGTGGTAAGGTCTACTCCTTGTATGCCGATACAGCAGCACGCTTACACGAAGTAGCACACGAAGAATATGATATGGAACAAGACCTCACAGTAGAGTCTATCCAAGGTATCATAGAAGACATGTTATCAGATACTGTAGAGCAGTGGTTCAGAGCTACGCTGTTTAACATGTGGTTACAAGAATCCAACTACTCAGAGTTGGCTAGACTAACAGGTATACCACGAACCAGTATATCACAAGCAGTACAAGAGTGTAAGGCTTACATAAAAAAACGAATAGACAATGGAACTCATTATTAGTATATTAGGTGCAGCAGGCTTAGGACACTTAGCCGCAGACTTCTTCTCACAGTTTGAATGGATGCCAGACAAACCTATGAAATGTAATATGTGTATTACCTTCTGGTTAAATGTCGGTCCTTTTATATTCCTATATGGATACCGTGGTGTTTTGTATGCTGCACTAGCATCAATAGTATCAGAATTATATTTAAGACAATTATTATGACACAAGAACATTACCAATGGCTCGACGCCAATCGCCAAGTATTAGGTAACATCAGAATGACACCTGAGCAGCAGCATATGGTGTTTGACATCTACAATACTATTACAGGTGAAAACAAACCCATTACCTCGTGTGGACGCTGTGTAATGAATATTAAAAAAACACTCAAATTCTATTATGAAAAGCAAAGAAGTAAAAATTCAAGGCATAACCTATAAAGTAAGTGCTAGTACAGACAGAGGTGTCGAAGATGGCATTCGCATGTTAAAGAAATCACTGAAACCTAAAAAAACCAAAACTAACAATGGAGAAGAAGAGAGCGGGCAATCCGAACTTGTATAAAGGCGGTCCATCATTAAACCCTAATGGTAGACCTAAAGGTGCAAAGAATAAGACTACTGAGAATATTCGTAAAGCTTATCAGCAACTAACAGAAGACAATCTAGAGAACATGACCATTTGGTTGAGTCAGATAGCAGCTGAGGATCCAAAGCAAGCTATGGAGATGATGATCAAATTGTCTGAGTACGTGATACCTAAGTTGGCTCGTCAAGAGATAACAGGTAATGATGGTGCTGACCTATTCTCAAATGTCAAGTTTGAGTTTGGTCCAGATATTAATGACACTGAAGAACGAGACGAAGAATGATTTACACTGGATTTACGCCTCATCCTAAACAGCGTGACATGGTCAATGGTATCATAACCTCCGATGCCAAGTACCATGTTGCCTGTGTAGGTAGACAGTTCGGTAAATCTATGATGGCTATGAACCTCGTACTTTATTGGGCTATCAACAATGGCCCATGTAAAATCCTATGGGTGTCACCAGTTTATAGTCAAACCTCTAAAGTACAGAAAGAACTGATGGCTGCGATAGGAGCTTCAGGTATTGTCAAGTCTTGTAACTATAGTGAAAACTATATCTCACTCAAGAATGGCTCAGAGATCTTATTCAGATCAGCTGAGAAGTATGATAACATACGTGGTCTAACTATGGATTATGGTGTACTCGATGAGGCAGCCTTTATGAAAGAGGATGCATGGCGCGAGGCTATCAAACCAGTATTTCTTGTTAGAGGTAAGAAGGTCCTATTTATATCAACACCTAAGGGTAAGACATGGTTCTATGAGCTGTATCAGTTAGCCAACTCGTTTGAGTATCCACAGTACCAGAGCTACACAGGCACATCTTATGATACACCATATATAGATACGTCAGAAATCGAAGAAGCTAAGAAGACACTACCTAGAAATGTGTTTGATCAAGAGTATCTAGCCAAGTTTATAGATACTGGTGGTGAGGTGTTCTCAAACTTAGACCAATGTACACAAGACCAGTGGCCTCGACCGACAGGCAAGATCTATTGTGGGATTGACCTTGCAAAACAAGAGGACTACACTGTGGCTACCTTTATGGACTCAGATGGCAAAGTAGTAGAGATCTATAGAGCCAACGCACAAGAGTGGTCTACTATGACACGCGACATCTTAGACCTAATTAGAAAACACAGAGCAACAGTAACTATAGAGGTCAATAGTATCGGTGATGTTATCTATGAGATGATAGCCAAAGAGTGGCAAGACACACATCCATTCCAAACCACATCAAAGTCTAAAACAGAAATTATAGAAGGTCTGATACTAGATGTTAACGAAGCCAACATTCAGATACCTTCCAAAACACTGTGGCCTTATCTGTATGATGAGCTTACAGTCTTTACATATGACTATAACCCTAAGACTAGATCTATTAAGTATGGACATCCTCAAGGCTTCCATGATGATACAGTTATTTCATTAGCACTAGCCAATTGGTCTCGCAAACAGATGAAGTCCTATGGCCAATATGCTGTCATGGGTAAAAGGTAATTCAATCTACATGGAATTTATATTTCTTACTATATGAGCATGACGATTAATATTAACGACAAGAAGTACGAGATACCAGAGAGGTTAACTCGCGAGCAGTATGCGAAAGCCATACAGTTTGACTGGCATGAGACTAAGTATTATCCAATGATAATGGCACAATTAACTGGTGCTCCTATTAACCTATTACTAAAGTCTAAGAAACAAGCAATGTATCTTGGTATGGCACTCTTAGTTAAATCTATGAATCAGCGTACTGAGTGTGAGATGTTAGACTTAGACAAGATTACCTTTGGTCAATTCGTAGACTTAGATGTTTACCTAACAAATGGTATCGAACAACACTTTAATGACATCGC